CCAGGCCCTGGAATAGCAATGCCTGCCTCAATCAAGCCGCTACGCGATACCAGCTGAGAGTCTCCGCGCGTTGCACTGTCGATGAATTCCCGCACGCGATCTAGGAACTGGCGGAGATCGTTCGGGATCTGGCTGATGATGGAGGGAAGTCCGAACCTAGCCACTGGCCAGCTCCTGCGGGGATTGCGCGATACCGACCGATAACACCTCGAATGCGGATTGCACCTCGAACTCCCACACCTTGCCAGCGAAGTCGTTGGGCAGCGGGAACACCCGGTCGTCGGCCACCGTTGCGGTGTAGGTCAGCTTGGCGCCCGATGCCGTCAGCAATGCGGGGTAGGCGGCGGCAATGGCGGTCGCTTCCGCCGCGCTGCTCACGGTCGAGACCGCCTTGAACGTGACCGGGTAGCCGGCGGCTTCGACGCGAGCCCAGCCAATGTTACGCGGTGTCGGCAGATAGAATGCCTTGGAGTGCCATGTCGCGGTCAGGTTGGTGCTCGCTGCGTCGAACTCGACAAGCTGATTGTCGATGCCGACTGCAAGAAACAACGCATCGCGCTGCGGGTCGTAGTATCCCGCGTGTGCGGGGAAGCTCAAGGCCGTCATATCGCCGGCTGGATCGAGGATGAACCCAGCCGACACAGTGCCGGTGTCATAAAAGCCAATATAGCGCCCATCCAGCAAATAGCCATGGATTGAGGACGGCTTGAATGTCTGCCACTCGTCGCGGGTGAACATGGTTTGTGTGAGGTTGCTTACTCCAGCACTGCTGATGAGGAACATGCCATCCGGTGATGCGAAAATCACCCCACCCATTCCCGATACCACAGAACGTTTTGAGACACATGATTGTGGTAACTGGCCTTTGACCATCACCATCGAATCAGGATGCGATCCGGTGACAGTATATGGGACGCTCTTTGTCAGCACGATCAACGTTGCGTCAGCCACGCCCAGGGCCACAATGTCATCATCGACCGTCAGGATGTAGTTCTGCGGCCAGGCATGAGGATAGAACGGCTCACAGAAATAAACGTCCTTTCCTTTGAACCCCGCCATGAGCCCGTTTGGCAGCGCTACCAGTCCTGCGAGCGTCGCCGGGGGCATGTCCCAGTAGAGAGACTGTAGTTCCTCTCCAAGATCGGCGGTGAGCGCAGAATCGACATAGGACGTGGCGGCTGCTCCGATGTCTGCAACGTATAGGTAAGTTCCTGCCGTAGCCCGAAAGATGGCCTTTCCGGCAATGTCGTAGTTCCCTGTCGGCGGAACGGCTGGAATGTCACTTACCGTGACGGTCTGTCCTGGAAGCACAGAAATCAGCGCCGACGCTGCCGATGGTGGGCCGAGCTCGCCAAGAGATGTCTTCCAGCAATAGACGTAAGTACGTGTCTCTGCCGTTCCCGATCCGGTGCCACCAATAGCGACAGTGGGCGCCACGCCGCGAGGCAGCCCAAGCGTCCATGAAGCCACAGGGTAGTTCGAGCCGCCACTGGTGCCTAGCTGAAACGTGGTGACGCGCGGTTCGGTGCCTCCTCCCGTCCAGTAGGTGCGCTCATAAGTATCCCCGGCGACGAACCCACGAACCACATCGGTATCATAGGTCCAGTGAAACCAGTACAGGATATCGCTGTCAGTGCTCTTGCCGAAGCGATAAATGCTCCGGCCAGTTCCCGACTTTGGAAGTGATGCGATGATGGACGAATTGCCCTTGAGAGGGCGCAGGCTGCCATGCCACAGTTTGCAATCAATGGCCGTTTGCGCCTGATTGTCGGCGAGTAGCCGTGGCTCGGCGCGTGGCGCGATTCCTCGAAACTGGCGGACAACCCAGCCGGTCACGATTCAAGCACCGCAGGAGCAGCAAAGGGCAACAGTGCTGCGAACTCTTCTGGCGGCGGTGATTTTGGCAGCAAAGTATTTGCCACGGCAGACTCCTGCCTGAGTTTTTTTATGAACCTGTCACTTCCCGATCTGGATTTACAACAACTTTCTCAACTGGGACCGCCGCCAAACGTGATGCGCTGTATGAAGCGCTCCAATCCTGATGTGCCAAGGCTCGCCAGCGTGGCCGCAATCCCGATCTGCGCAATCACGGGAATTTCAGGAAGCCACGCCAGCACAGCTCCGGCTGAGACGGCGAGTCCGGCCGTCGATAGACAGCGACCAATCACAATTCGTACAGTCAGCTTCTCTGTCGAGGCGAGCAACTGTCCAAGACCAATGAGCAGTCCGACCAGCCCGAATATGGCAGCATGTACTAACATGCCGAACGATCCCTCAGTGAGAGACTTTAAATCTGGCATGACTATCCCCTTACCTGAGTCCGAATACCGATCGGGTTCTTTGCGGTGCATCTGTATCTCCTGTCTCGGAGTCGTGGCGCGCCTCAATGGCAGCAATAGCGGCCGTTCGCATGTAGAACGAAGCAGCTGTCATATCGCTCCACGGTTTTTTTGGCATGGATAACAGCAGGCCAATCGCGCCCCACCCGATCTCACGGGCATATCTGTTTGCGAGATCATCGCTATCCACCCCAGTAGCGGCCAGTGTCGGCTTGATAGAGACTGTTGGCAGCAGTGTGTAGATTGCGTCAGGAGTAGGGTATACAACGAGCTTGGATGACGAGGCACTGCGCTGGTAATGCGTCGGCATTCCGCTGTCATTCAGCATCTCTGCTGAAACATCTGTCGTGGCCAGTGGATCGAGATCGTCTCCGTCTGCGATGCGCACACGCTCGACACGCACGATTTCCGTGCCTGATGGCAGTGTAAGCGTGATGGGTGTGGCGCTGTCTGCTACGGTTGCGATAGAGGCCAAGGCGCGACGATCGCAGCGCGAATCATGAAAGAAGCCGATGGCAGCAAGCTTGATCGCGTGCTCTGCCATCAATTGTTCTACAGCTGGAGCCCACGGCATCACGTAATCGAGGAAGGTGCTCCAGGCTTTCAACGTCAGGTTCCCATTGCACGGTTGAAGGTTGTCAAGTAGGCCGGCGCACGCGCGCCTTGCGCGTTTTCATCGTCCTTCAGCGCAGCACGGCCAATGATGAAATCTGCAACCAAACGACGATATGCCAGAGGCAGCGGGAAAGTACCGCCCAGTGCAAGGTCGGCAAGGGGTGTTCCAAGTGATCCTATAAACAGATCGGAGCGAAGTACCTTGGCAAGTTGCAGGGCGTCATTTCCATAGGCCAGCAACTTGTCGTCCGACCAGCGTACCTTTCCAGGGTCATTCATATCGACTCTGGCCAGATCAACCACATTCTGCATGGTCGCCATCGCAGCTTACTCGGTCGTGCCTGACAGGACCGACAAAATGAACTCACGCAGCTTGTCCTCGCCCATGCGCCTGTCCACCTTGATCTCATGGTGATCTGCCAGAGCTAGCAGTCCGTCCCTGTCCAGATCGGTCAGTTCATCGTTGAGTTCCTTCACCGCGCCGGGCTGTTTGTGAACAACCATCATATCAGCCAGACCGGAAGCCACTGCCTCAAAATCTGACGCGGTGACATAAACGGTAAGCGGAACCATCCCTTCCACTGTGACGCCAGAATGCGCATCAAGCACACTCTCGTCGAACGCCCACACGTCTGGGAACTTGAGCAGCTTCACGGCCTTGTCGTCTGGGACCAGGTGCGTTTCGTCGCCGATCCATGTCAGGCCGGTGCCGGCCACGTTGTCGTCGCGCTTCTGGCGGCTGCCGACGTGCTTGACCGGGACCATGACGGTATGACTTGACCCAGGCGGGCCGATGACCACATTGGGTTCCTCTTCCATCAGATCGGTGATCTTGTCCATGAAGCCATCGGCATCGCGTGACAGGTAGTTCTGTGGTGCAGTTTCCATGATCAAAACTCCCAAGAAATCCCGGACTTCAGGCCGGTTAGGTAGAGGTCAACTCGGATGCCTCGTTCGAGAAAAAGACCAGCCCGGCGCGAACCAGGCTGGGGATAGGCGCTTTACAGCAGTCCGGCATTGACGGCGCAGATGTACACATCCATGGCGGCGGCACTCGCGTCATGCGACGTTCCGCCAAGGGTTACCGTCAGGTACGCCGACTTGGGCAGCGTTACTGCCGTCACGGCTGTATTGTTTCCGCTCAACGCGACCGTGGCTGCCAGGGTGTTTGACAGCAGGAAGTAGTCAGCGTCCTGTGGAACTGCTGTGTCATCAACCCCATCAATGTAAGCGAAACCTACAGTACCAGTGACGCCGGTGCCGAATGCGTCTGAGACGACAATTTTTGCGAATTGCGGCATGAGTCTCCAACCGGCAGGCAGGATGCCAAGAATGATGACATCGCCGGTTGCAATATCAACACCGTTGACGAGTCCAGCCGTGACCTGCAGCTGATAGCGCTCGACGATCATATTTCCAAGCGCCGTGTTGTGGCGCGGATGCTGGGTCGGAAGGTTTGGGACTTGAATAGTTGCCATGAGATTGGTTTCCTTTATCTGTTCATTGGATAGAAAGCAACGGAACGGCGCTAACTGCTCCTTGGCTGATCATCATACCTATGGTGCGGGCGCGTATGAATCGATCGCCATGACGCCATGATCTACAGGAGCACCGTCAATGGTGAATCGAACCTTGGCCTTTCCACCGATACCTGAAATGGAGCACTCGACACTGTTGTTGTGGTCCTCGGCCACCAGCCGCTCGAAATAGCGGTAGTGAGTCCCTGAGTCAGTGTCAGCTCCGTAGGCGTCGATCATCGCCTGAGCCCCGAGCAGCAGGGCGCGCTCGACCGTGATGTTGGCTGCGACAGCGGCGGCCGTTTCAGTGGTAGAGTTGCTGTAGTATTTTACGGAATCGCTCGGGTTGAAACGGATGGAACGACCCATCTTGCGGATCAGGATGTTGTTCCACATGCCCGGCTCGCCAGTGAACAGCGGATGCTTCTTGCCACTCTCGAACGATGATGCACGGTTCCATGCGTTTTGGAGGAAGGTGCGCCACACCTGGCCAGTGGTGTTTTTCTGAATGTGATGCCACTGCCTCGCGGTAACGAGCAAGAGATACATCGGCTCATCATCCGCCATGACATCGCCAGCCAGCTTGATCGGCTGCAAGGGGAAATCCATATCTTCGATCATGGCCTTGGCGCGATCGATCTCTTCCAGCGACAGAAAATCGGTAGTGCCGATGCCGGACGGATCAATACCACCGCCGGCGGTGAAGTAACGCCCGAAACTCGGGGTCTTCGGCGCGTTGACCATGATGTCCTGAAAGTCAGGATCGGTATCCAGAGGAACTACCCAATCCTTGGTTAACTGGCTACCGCGCTGGCCAGCCAGGTGTACGAGCGATACCTGATCTTCAAGGCGTGATGCCCAGCCGGTCAGGTTTGACATGCCAATTCCACGCAGGTTGTGCTTGGTGCGCTTTTGCGTCATTCGCCCGCCACCGTCAACACCTCCGCGCCACTGGTTGATCCTCACGTCCATAGACGAAAAGGTCAATTCCATCAGCTTGCCGGCGAGCTTCTTGTCGCCCATCACTGGCTTTCCGGTAATGATGTTGAACAGATCGGCAGACACCTGGTCTCCGGCGTTCTTCACAAGATCACGAATCTGCACAATCGGCATGTCTGGACTCGACTGGCCGCGCAAGTTGGCTTCTGCATCAGCTTGCTTCGGCGCCGGGCCGGTCAGGTTTTTACGCAGACTGGGCCGCTTCTGTGCCTGGGCGAAAGCGGCGGCAGAGAACGTTTTGACCGCAAGGGCAGAACCGTATGGAATACTGGTCGGCATGATAGATCACCTTTAATGTATATAAGTTAACCGCTCTGTAGCGTAGCGCCTAAGCATTTCTGCTGAGACCTATTGCACGATGCTGGCACTTTCCTCCCAACAGGCAGAAGCGACAGAGCTTCAGCTCGACTTTATCGCAAGTTACGATAGATTGCAAGAGGCTGTTACCAAAATCTCTTTTTGGGTACATTTATCAGATGAGCACATTGTCATATTTGGCATTGTTGTACCCACAATTGTGAAACTTGGGCTTCGGCCAATAGGCATAGGCCAATAGGGGTTGAAGTCATTCATGTCAACAAAAGCGGGGTTGGTCATTATGCCATCACTCAATGTTGTGAGAATAACCATTATCTGAACACTCTACTATAAACCACCTTCGGGGGGTTCCTGACATAGGATGATTGGCCCCCCTGCGTTTCAACTACCTGGGCGTGAAGTTCCCCGCCAGCATAATCAAACACCGCACAATTATTCTGGTAAAGATGTACAAACTCTATTTTGCCTCCAGAGCCGGATGCTGCGCCTGTTTCACCGGCACGGAAAACGTCATTATAAATTCCAGTGTTCCAGCTATGCGCGCTGTTGAACCAGCCGCAATTTGAAACCATAAATTCATAGATCGGCGGCTTGCTCATCCCCTTGCCTGTATACTTACATACAATGCCATTATGTGTGTCGGCACTGTATATTACAGTCCTCTCAGGATTTCCATAGTTCCATATTGCTTCAAGGATTCTATCCCTCTGGTAGCTGTAATATTTCCACGAGTTGCTTGGAGTAATCAGATAATTGTGGTCACCATCAAGCATGACTGGAGAGCAAAACATCAGGTGCTTTTTAGGGTTTGTTTTTATCAGATTTATAAGCCAGGCTTCGCACTCATCAGAGATCATTTTGTACGTTGGACTGTCTGTGCCAAGTGCGTCACGCCAGCTCCAGCATTCAATTACAATTACTCTGACATGAGGGTAATCTACGAAGTACCATTCTTTTGGCTCATCAGGCGCGCCAAGAACATCTGTTGCAAAATTACGACCCTCTGCTTCAATGAAGCGCCTATTGAGATTCATGTACGCTTCGTGGGCCACCTTGTGCCCATTCTGTCTTTTATTAACATCCGCCGTAGCGATCATGGCTCTTAGGCCATACGGGTTATCTTGTGCTCTATCATGGTCGTCCATTTGATACAGTGTGGGAACAGAGGCAAAAAAATCACCAAAAGTTACCCCCCTACCAATATTCATTACCCGGTTTCCGTCCATTGTAGTGATAAAATTGGTCCTGTATCTTTCAGGGGTTCCGTCATCAACTCCATCCTGTTGCCTAAACCAGGCGTTCTCTCCATAGGGAACAGTCCCCCTCGTTGTGCCAGCATCAGAGTAATAAACATCGCCCAATGCGATAGCGACATCCGGTCTAAGCCCTATCAAATTTGCCGCCACCATTGTGGCTGCGTCCGCTTTACTAGAGGTTAACCCAATCGAGTCGCCAAAAAGACAACCCAGCCCCAATATCCTTAGGGGCTTTGAATCATTTTCCGCGATAGTCTGGAAATCGCAGGTGTACAGATTTGTGCTCCCACGCACAATTCCACCAACGCCGTCATCTGCTTTTGCGCGGGCGTAATACCTAATACCAGCGGCCAGGCCATCCACATAGCAAGTCGCTTGATAATTATTGCCAGCATTAAGCGCCCCGGTTGTAACAGTTCCAACAAGGGTGGAGAAATTTGGAAACCTGGAAACTTCCACGCCTGCATTAACCCCAGATGAATCCGTTCGGTAAACGAATGCAGCGGACGTTTTTGTTACGCCTCCAAATCTCCAGCCCTCACGAGCCAATACTGGGATTGTCATAGCCTGTGTATCCTCACTGCCCCGCTTGCTGATGGCTGGCTGTAAAAGTTCAGATAGCCGCCATTATGGTATATACCTTGCTTGGAATTGGCAGTAATCCTTACTCCATTCTGATCACTGATCCAAGAGCCTGAATAAAGATCAGTGATTGCAGCACTGACATCGAGAGACCCAGCGGCACTAGGTAATGCGAATATCGGCACCCCTTGCGCCGTGGCAAATTCAGGCTGATCTGGGTCTGCCCAATTTCCAGCATTGTTCATAAACAACCGAGCCGATGGCATTATGCCATCTTGCGGAAGGCTTCCCGGTCCGATATTTGTACGGTGTACAACCTCACTGAGTTCAAGCGCGTTCTTATAGAAATCAATAGCTACAATTCCACCTTTCAGGAACTCTGTACTCGCCGCCGAACCAATTGTAAATTTTGATCCTGCTCCGTAGGCTGATAGATCAATTACCTCTGCACTTGATACCACTGCGGCCTGCTCAACAAGCGCCCCATTGCAATAGAGGCTGGCTAAGAGCGTGTTCCGGTTCAATGAAAATGCAGCAGATTTAAGAACAGGACTTATGGTCAGGGGCGTGTATGTAGCCGTGGTAAAATCGATCAAAGATGTGTTTAGGTTTGTAACAGCTGCAAGCCTAAGTTTCGGGGCGTTCTCCGCCGCATTGTCGGATATCTGTAACGTCATAGAGCCCGTTGTGGACGATGTTGTGTGAAAGAGCCGCTTTGAAGTGGACGTTTGATCACCATCGTAAACAAACCATACCATTGCAGAGAGATTACCAGTGCCAAAGTTGAATGCTGATCCAAGCACACTGAGGTCCCCACTGATCTGGCAGTTTTGTGCGCCATTCAGGTTTAAAATCTTGACCCCTGGGCTTGCTCGTGACCCAATATAGAGTTCTATGTTGCTGTCAATCACGTATTCACCAGCCGCTAAATTCAGCGGCACATTGGCACCACCGGGTAGCAACAGGTAACTCGGTATATCAGCAGCTGATAGAATCATCGCTGCAGATGTTGAAGCCCCTAATTTTCTCAATGACATCTCAATCTCCTGAAGCTAAGTCTGAATTAATATTGGCGGACTCATCCCACCCCGTTACCTTTTCCCACCCTAGCATCTCGGTCAACTGGAACCATCTTACTGGCCCGTGTCCAATATACCGGCCATCCGGTGAGTTTATGGGCATGAGCTGAATAGTTTGCAGGTTCTGGTTGACTTTCAGCACAAGATACCACGGCCAGCCACTGACGTTGTTCCGCCACCTGACCTTGATGTGCTGGCTTGGGGTGGGTGTCAAGTCAAGCACTCACAATCTCACCAACAACCGTACCGGTTGGGATGAGATCAATGAAGTCGTACCTGCCGGTGAACTCGTAGGCAGTCGCAGGGGTGATAACCGTTGCGTCTGGGATTGGTGTCCCACCTGGTGGGGTCAAGGAGATTGTCATAGAGCCTGACTTGATTGCGATCTGGTGGGTGGTAGCCATTCGGCTCACGGCAATCGTCGTCTGTGCTGAGATACTGAACGGGTAGCTATAAATTTCTGGCACGTTGTCACCCTGCAAAATTTGGCGGGAAGATTCAGTCGGTGTCTACAAAGCCAAGTCACCCCGTGCTGGCAATGAAGCGCTCCAGTTGCTCGGGAGTCATATCCTCAAAGCGACGAGTCAGCTCAATAGCGCTCGACTGCTCAAGGGAGTCCAACTCGTCGATCGGGGCCACCGCCCCGCCTGGCAGGTCAGAGAGGGTAGTTGGCCCACGATGCGCCGATGCTGACTTGCGTTTCGTTATTTGAGTGATGTCAACATCCTGGTTGGCGGCCTCGTGTGGTATGGCAATAGCTCCGTTCTCGGCCTCGTAGACCTTGATCACGGCATCGAAACGATCGGCCATTGGCTTGTTGGCCCACTTAGGGGACGCTCCCATACGATTGTCGATCTCGACCACATCAGCCCACGCCTCTGGATTGGTGGCTTGCAGATGCGCTAGTTTAGGCTTGGTGTCGATGATCGCTTGCACCTCAATGCCCACCTGCTGCGCACGCTCGGAAGCACGCGCGGCCTGCTCGCCTGAAAGGCGATCGATGGTGTCCTGCTGGGCGCGCAACAGCTTGCCCAGCGCCGGAAACTCGGCTTCGATGGCCGCCAGATCCTCGGCGGACAGTTCGGCGGCGGATTGCTCGCCACCTTCCTCGCCCATCGTGCCTGGTGAGGCAACGTCACCGCCGCCTTTCAGGCGCTCGATCTCTGCCGTTTGCGCCGCGACAAGCTGCTCTAGGCGGGCTTTCTCCTCGCGCGTACCCTGGAGCACCGAGAAGGGCAGCATGTTCTTGCCGTCCTTCGCCAGCACGCCAGCGACATCGCCGGTGCCATCGCCTTCGCCTTCCGGTGCAGCGCCGGGCGCCTCGCTGCTATGGGTGTCGCCCGTATTGTCGTCGGTCGGCTGAAGCTCAGATGCCGCACCCAGTGCCTCGATTTCGTCGAGGTTTAGGTCCGCCATCTCATCCAGGTTCGACTGGTAATAGGCCAAGTCCTTCTTTTCATCACTCATCGGGTAGATCTCCATGCCCTTGTGGGCGCCCATGTCGCCGGGCAGCGTCAGGAGTGGTTGTTGATGCGGCTTGCGCCACAGTTCTCGTTGGTATTAAAACTCTCGTTTGACATCGTACAGTCTTTGTGTTGACGCTACAACGCCGAACTCACGAACGTGTCAAGCACTTTGTTTTCTCCGGCCTGCTCCACAGCCATGCGCTTGGTATCAGCATCTTTTTCCTTGACGGCAATCTCTCGCTCCTTAAGCGCAACGCCAGCCTGATCTAGCGCCTGTTGCACTGCCTCGGCCACGATCTGTTGCAATTGCTGGGGATTCTGCGGCAGGCCGTTGGGGTCTTGCTTGGCACCTGGATCTTGCAGGTTCAATGAGGTGCGCAGACGCTCGACAATTGCGTCTCTCTCGGGTAGATCGGTCGCGTCCATGACGAAATCGAGTACCAGCCCCTGAATCTGCGGCGGCAGGCTCTTGACGATCTCGGTCAGCATCATCAGACGCTGCATACGGTAGCTCGGTGTGCTCGGCACATCCGACAGCACCACCTTGAGCTTGGCCATCTGCACGGCGTTGGTCATCGTCTTCGCGCCGTTGTCGTCGACGGCCACGCCGTTGAGCAGGATGGTCTTGGATGCCTTGGATCCGCCGCCATCGAGTACCACTTCATGCGGCTGGTCGCCTATATCCTCGATCACCAAGGACAGCAGCAGATCACCTACCAATGCACGCGAATAACGGTAGTTGTCGTTGATCTCTGCGAGAGTCTGCGTGCCCTGCTCGACGAGCGACTGGATGGCAATGCCCGATTTGGCTTGCCCTTCCTTGCCCATCATCGCGTTGTAGATGCCGGCAACGTTCTTGATCGCCTCTCGCTTGTCTACCAGGGACTGGTATTGCTGAGCGTTCAGTGCGAAATCAGACTCGACACGGAATATCCCGTTTGGTGGAGCATCGGCTTCGAGCTCTATCCAGGAATCGGCGCGTGAAATCTCTCGTCTGGCGCGCTCCTTGTCCTTGATCATACCCTTTGTCGCGGTCACACGCTTTGCCGAAAGCAGCCATATCATCTTGCTGTTGCGGGCGTTGATCTCGTCCTGCATCGGGAGCATCGGCCTGCCCAGACCGTAGGGAACTCCGGTCAGATCCTCGCGCTTGCCGAAGAAGGGTACGTAGGGGAACATGTTGTGGGTGTACGGGCTTGGAATATCAATCAGCCGGTGCGGACCCATGTACCAGGCCACGCGAATCTTCGAGAAGATCGCATCCTGCATCTGCACCATGCCACGGGCCACCGCCTCAATATGTCGCGGGTTTTTCGTGTCCATCTCGACCACGCTACCACCTGGCACCTTGAGCACCTTGCCACGGACCCAGCGCCGGTACCAGACTTCATACACTGTGACACGGCGAGTCGTCGAATCGCGCCAGTCGGAATCGTGGATACCCCATCCACGCTCAATGTCTTGCGCCATCGCCAGTCCGGTAGCCTCATCGCCCATCAGGACCGGATCGAAGTCCATCCAGTCAGACGAGGCGTGGCGTATCAAATCTTCCTGCTCTGGAAAACCCAGAGCGAGCACCTCGGACTCATGCTTGCGGCGCCGGATCATATATCGAGCATCGGACAAATCAGGCTCACGTGCGCGCCAGTCCCAGAACATCTCATTTCGATGGACTGCGGTTGCGCGGTAGGGGAACTTGAACGGGTCTATCTCTCTCGATACCTCAACCCACCCAATACCCGTCTTCACCTGCGAGGCATAGGCATCCGCATTGGCTCGATCGGCTTTGGCCTCACGTTCAGCCTCTCCAAGCTTAACATTCAGCCCCTCAGAAACCTCTGCATCACGCTTGTCCTTGGCCGGTTTCACCTGCCAGTCCAGCCGTGTTCGTGCCTCCATCCCAAGCACAGCATCTATTGTTGGCGCCATCAGATTTTCGATGATTGGCGCCATGCCTAGATCGGCCATTGCGGAGAGCGTATCCGCATCCAGCTGGTTGCCGTCGTAGTAATCCGATACCTTGTTGGCCTCGCGCCGCCAGCTTGGCTGTGTGCGCACCTCGTCAAGAAATCCGGCGAACTCACTGAGTGAGAGCGTCTGGTCACGCACCGGCTCCACTGTGGCTAGCTGTCCGCTACCGCTGCTTTGCTCAACCTCTTTGTCCACGGTCAAGCTCCTGGCAGGATTTTTGATCAAGCGAATGCCATCGCCGCAACAGTGGCCAGGTCGGTATACACGTTATCGAAATTAACGTTCCCATCTGCCCACTGCAATTGTGAGGTGGTCAAGTTCATCCTGCTGACACGCCACACCTGATCGGTCAGTGCCGATCCTGGCGCTGCCTCGCCGAAGTATTTGTAGGTTGCATCCTGATAGGTCGGACCTTTTGCCATCGGCGCATCTTTGGTGACTGTCCACGTCCACGATAATGAGTTGTTTGCCACGGTTGTTTCCTTCTGCCAGTTGTTCAGATTCATAAAGGCCGCGAACTACACATCGCCGCTCAGTGCTGGATGGCATGGCGATGCGCTCTGGGAGCGTACCACGGGCCGTGAGAGGCTGCAATATCCACGCTAGATCACGCGCCAACTCCGGGGTTTTGATTCAGCTTCCGATTCCTCTTTCGGCTCGACGATTGCCCAGCGCAGCGACATGAGGCCATAGCGGCAGTTATGCACTACAACCCCGTTCTCAACGGCGAGAGCGTGATAGCGCGGGACCTCCATGCAATACACGTCACTTCGTCCGTCGGCTCGCACTTGCAAGACGCGCGATATGCTCTTTGCCGGCGGGAGTGGCGATCCAGAGCTTGCGACCGCAGCTGCGCGAGCATGTTTGGCTTGGCTTGAACCTGCTGGTGAGATACTGGGTGCCGCAAACCGGGCAAGTGGCCGACACTCTGTCGGCGCCATCACGACGCCGTTGCTTGGCTCGGCATGCGTTTGAGCAGAACCGGTTTTTGCCATGTGGTTGTGTTGCGAATTTGCTACCGCAGCATTCGCAAATGAATTCCTTCTTCTGTCTGAGGAAGTGTGCGTTCCTCTTCCCCATCTCATGATGGAATGCTTTACCAGCATCAGTCTTGCGCCATTCAACGAGAGCGACGAGAGCTGCGTCGGGGCGGCGCCCATGCCCCTGGTGATGCCCAGACAGGTGCTCCACTCCACGCACAAGCTCAAGGTTCTCAAGCGCGTTGTTTCCTCGATCATGGTCT